GCCGTAGAGTGCGCAGTTCAGCTATGGCCGCCATCAAGGAACTTAAAGGCTTGAGGTCCGAAGTGATGTCCGAGCTTCACGAAAGAAAGGGTTCGTAGCAAAGGGGTTAACATGACCTACCAACTTTCTAAGCAAGAGGTCTTGAAAGAGATTCTAAAGTGCGGTAAAAATTCAAATTACTTTTTAAATAATTACGCCAGAATCTCCCACCCACAAGAGGGCCTGATACCCTTTCGAACTTATGATTTTCAAGCGGAGCTTCTAGAGAGCTACGAAGCACATCGCTTTAATGTTATATTAAAGGCCCGGCAGCTAGGAATCTCGACGATCACCGCCGGTTATGTTGCCTGGCTGATGATGTTCAACCGAGACAAGAATATTCTTGTTGTGGCTACGAAATTCAGTACCGCATCAAACTTGGTAAAAAAGGTTAAGGCAATTATAAAAAGATTGCCGCTATGGCTATCAATTGCCGAGATTTCAATTGATAATAGGACTTCTTTCGAGCTTTCAAACGGTTCACAAATTAAAGCTTCTTCAACTTCTGGAGATGCGGGGCGTTCTGAGGCCCTTTCTTTGTTAGTTATCGATGAGGCCGCCCATGTTGAAGGATTAGAAGAACTGTGGGCAGGTCTATATCCGACGCTATCTACCGGCGGCCGCTGCATAGCGCTTTCTACTCCAAACGGCGTCGGGAATTGGTTTCATAAAGTGTATACAGAGGCAGAGCTTGGGGAAAACGAATTTAATACGACTTCACTATCTTGGGATGTACATCCAGATAGAGATCTTTCTTGGTTCCGGAGAGAGACTAAGAACATGTCCTCCCGAGAGGTTGCCCAAGAGCTAGAATGCAACTTTAACACTTCTGGAGAAACAGTTATACACCCAGAAGACATCGCCTGGCTAGCCACTACCACAAAAGAGCCCTTATACAGAACCGGCTTTGATAGAAACTTTTGGATGTGGGAAAAGTACAATCCCGAGAACACCTATTTGTTGGTTGCCGATGTCGCCCGCGGCGATGGCGCGGATAACTCAACATTTCATATTTTTAAATTAGAGACCATGGAAGTAGTAGCAGAATATCAAGGGAAGCCAAGCTTAGATCAATATTCCACTATACTTTACCAGGCCGGCTCCGAATTCGGAAAATGCTTATTGGTTGTGGAGAATGTCGGAGTAGGGATATCTGTACTTGAAAAACTAATAGACCTAGAGTACTCGAATTTATACTTTTCAGTTAAAAGTTCCCATGAATTTGTTGAACAATATCAGGCAGAATCAATGTCTAACTCCGTCCCGGGATTTACAACCTCTACGAAGACAAGACCAATTATTGTGGCTAAGCTCGAAGAATTCATAAGAAATAAACTAATTACTATATATTCTCAGAGGACTTTTAAGGAAATAACTACATTTATTTGGTATAATGGCAAGCCGCAGGCAATGCGCGGGTACAACGATGATCTAATCTTGGCCCTGGCAATTGGCTGTTGGGTCAGAGATACTGCTTTACAAGTTAACAAAAGAGATGTAGAATATAAGAAAGCTTTAATCGATTCAATCTTTGTTACAAATACCAAGCTAAACACCACAATCAAAGGAATGCATGGTTACAAAAGCGCAGATGACTTAGATAGGTTTGACAAAGCAAAGAAAGAACATGAAGAATATAAATGGCTTTACAAGGGTTAAATAATGGCAAGAAGAACATCAGTAAAAAATCGTAGAAACAACAATCCAAGAAATCAGGAATCGGAACTTTTTAAGAGGTTAACCAGACTTTTTTCTGGACCGATTGTAAACTATAGAACACAGAACATCCGTCGATATCGCCGTCGACATCTAGATAAGTTTAAATTTAAGTCGGCCAGCGGCAAGCAATTCAAAAAGAGTGATAATAACCCTTTTGCTGCGTTAGAAGCCGACTTGATGGCAAACCAGAACCGGCAACACCGGTATTCTGATTTTGATCAAATGGAGTATACACCCGAAATCGCTTCGGCTATGGACATTTATGCAGACGAAATGACCACTTCCAGTGCTCTCAGCAGTATGCTAAGCGTGTCATGTCCCAACGAAGAAATAAAGGTTATTTTATATAATTTGTTTACCAACATCATGAATCTAGAACACAACTTATTTGGTTGGTGCCGAACTATGTGTAAATATGGTGATTTTTTCTTGTATTTAGACCTCGATGAAGAAACCGGAGTCAAATCCGCTATTGGACTGCCTCCAAACGAGGTAGAGAGGCTTGAAGGCGAAGACGAGGACAACCCAAACTATGTTCAGTTTCAGTGGAACTCCGGCGGCTTAACTTTTGAAAACTGGCAGGTTGCACATTTCCGAATTTTAGGCAACGACAAATATGCGCCGTATGGTACCTCTATTTTGGAGGCCGCCAGAAGAATTTGGAGGCAATTAACAATGCTTGAGGATGCTGTAATGGCATACCGTATTGTCCGATCCCCGGAACGCCGTGTATTTTATATTGATGTAGGCGCGATCCCACCCGAAGATGTAGAACAGTATATGCAAAAAGTGATGACTCAAATGAAACGGAATCAGGTCATCGATCCGGACACGGGCCGTGTAGATCTTCGTTATAATCCTATGAGCGTGGAAGAAGACTATTTCATTCCTGTTCGGGGAGGTACCTCATCAAAGGTTGAGAATCTTCCCGGAGGTGCTTATACGGGAGATATCGATGATGTTAAATATTTAAGGGATAAGCTATTTTCCGCACTGAAGATCCCCCCATCGTATTTGTCTTCGACCGACGACGGCGGAGAAGACAAAACAACCTTGGCACAAAAGGACATAAGGTTTGCTAGAACGGTCCAACGCCTACAACGAGTGCTTATATCTGAACTAGAAAAAGTTGGGATTATTCACTTATATACATTAGGCTACCGCGGCGATGACCTGCTGAGCTTTAAATTATTCTTGCAAAATCCTTCGAAGATCGCGGAACTTCAAGAATTAGAACATTGGAAAACAAAATTTGATGTCGCCGCCTCAGCCACAGAAGGGTTCTTTAGTCGCAGATGGATTGCAGAGCACTTGTTCAACATGGACGACGAAGAGTTCGTGCGGAATCAAAGAGAAATGTTCTACGATAAGAAGTTTGAAGCCATGCTGGAAGTTGAAGCAGAGGCAGTTATACAAGCCGGTTCGGTCGCAGCAGAGGCTGGCGCAATGGACATAGCCGAAGAAGAAGGCCTTGTCCCTCCCGGCGGCCCCGAAGGAGAGGAGGGTCTTGAAGACGAAGAACCGCTGCCGGAGGAAGGCGCCGAAGAAGATATGCTTCTTGCCGAGCCTGGCCACCGAGACGATGAAGTCAAACTTACACACAAATATACAGTCAAGAGGCCCCCGGCCCCCGGACACAGAGACGACGCGACTACCACACCGAGATCTAAAGGAAAGCTATATAACCCCGTAATAAACGATAAGCGAACTGGCATACGCACTAACATGATGGCTCTAGGCGGCGTGCCAAACGGAGGCTACGGCCCGGGCCACCGCGATGTACCTGATGGGTTTAATGATCTTATGTCTTTAAGCAATGGGATCATGGAGCAACAAGGAACTATTTATAAAGACGAAGAAACCCAACTTTTTGAAGTCAATAGAGAGATGGAAATGCTTATTGAACAGCTGGAGAAAAAGAATGCCAAAGAAGAGACATAATAAAAAAAGAAACACTGCAGTATTGTACGAAACTTTATTGGTTGAGCTTACAAAGGCTGTACTCTCTGAAAACAACAGTCAGAAACAGTCGATTCTCGGCTTGATTTCTAAACATTTTGGATCCAGCACAAGCCTAAAACAAGACCTAGACTTTTACAGAGCCTTGGCTGAGACTAAGGGCTTAGACAGGTATACCGCAGAAAAATTAATGTTTGAGGTCAAGAACGACCGCGAAAAGTTCCTTGACAAGAAAAGATTATTCAACGAACAAACTTCCCTAATAAACATGATGAACCGCCGCCTAACTCGTAGTGTGTTTTCTAACTTTGTACCCGGATACAAGAGCCTAGCTACAATCTCCCAGATATTTAGCTCAGATGTCTCAACAAAAAATCGTGTACTCTTAGAGAAAGAGCTGATGGAGCAGTTAGTAGCCGAATTAGAAAACCAGGCTGCAGAGAAAGATATAGTACAGATAGATAACTTGGTGTATCAAACTTTTACTAAGAAGTTTAATGAAAAATACGGAGACACCCTGCTATCCGAACAAAAGGACTTACTGAACAGATATGTGATGTCTTTTTCTGACAATGGAGTCGCGCTTAAACTGTTTGTTGGTACCGAGTTGGAAAGACTTAGCGAATATCTGAATACAGCCGCTAAAACGAAAGAAATAAGTTCGGATCCGAAGATGGATAGCTCTACAAAAGAGGTTCTGCTGATGATTAAAGGCTTTAAGACCCGCCCCGTAGACGAAACGATGATTAAAAAAGTATTAAAGATACAAGACTTAGTTAAAGAGATACAGGACTAATGGCAATCGAAGTAACAATAACCGATCCGCAAACAGACGACGATCAAAAAAGCCCGAAGCCCGGAGAAAAGCAAACAAGCATGGATCTGAACATGCGCAAGGGCGTAGACGGCAGCGTGATGATCTTCGATCATGATGACATCGATATTGTCATTTTACCGGAACAAGGCAAAGTTGTGGCACTCCCAAAAGAGGTATTAACTGACGAGGTGTACGACACACAGAATCACTTATTTAAACATCTGGCCAAAAAAGGAATTGTTGAGTTTGATAGTATCAAAGGTGGCAATGTATATGGCGCCATCGAAGCTACGATCCAAAAGTCTGCGTTTGAAGGACTGAACGCAATTCAGGCAGCCATCTTTCAGATTGGAAAATTCATTGAGGACGAGCGCCCATATTTTGAATCCGAAAAGGCTTATTTTGATCGAGAAGAGAAGAAGCTTCTTGAGCCCGATGAAGAAGATTCTACTGAGCTTGGAGAAGTTCCTCACGAAGAAGTAAAAGGTTCCCTCCGCCCGGGCTGGGTCCGCGGCCCATACGGCATTTACGACATGTATCGGGTATAGCGTGATTGGACACAAGTATTTTGGCGATCCTGCCAAGGGCGGGAAATTAGGGAACCAGCTTTTTGAATATGCCACACTGTATGCGGTTGCAAAGAAAAACAATTATCAATTTGTCTTCTCCGAAAAGCAGATGGAATATTTTAAGAAGTGTTTTCTCTTTAAAAGTGCCGAAATATTACCAAACAAGGATTTTGACAGTAGATCCGACTTGATGGTACATAGAACTGAAAGCCCGCCCCTTGATTTGGATGTACTTGATGCGGAAAGCAACACTCTATTTGAAGGTTTCTTCCAATCAGAACAGTATTTCAAAGATGTTGAAACAGAACTAAAATCTGAAATAGTATATTTTCCAAACTTGGAAAACGCAGCGCAAACATTTGTGCGGCAATGCAGACACACCGCCCGACATCAAATAGTGTCGGTTCACTACCGTAAAGGTGATTACATAAATAATGAATTCCCCTGTTTGCCAATAGAGTATTATATAAACTGCTTTTCCCAATTCGACCCCACCTGCACAACCTTTATTATTTGTTCGGACGAGCTACAAACGGCA